CCATAGCCCAAAGTCCTCTGCCCGGTGGTAGGAACTTCATAGTAAAAATTCTTTCATACATATCTTGAGCACTCTTCTGAGCCTGCCATGCATTCCAACCTAACTCATATCTATCGATATGATTCTTTTGCATATTGTAAGTTCCTTCTACAACCCTTTGTACAGTCTCCCACCATCTTTCGTTTTTACCATCCTCTTTTATTCGGGAGTAGGTTCTCATAAAAACCAATTCACCTAAACCATTGAAACCAAAAGGAGCCTTTTTCCTTTTGTACTTATTTATAAAATTTTCTGATAACTTAAATTTTTCCATTATACTCCCTTTACTCCTTGTAAACTTATTTTTCCAACAATCATAATTATAATATATATCGACTTATATTACTCAAAACCTTTTAAATCTTTGTACTTTTGTGATAAAGTTTTTCTTAGGTATTCTTCTGAATTATCCATCTTTGCTTGAGCGTCTTTGCCACCGACAGTAGACGATTCATACACATCAATCTTACCAGTATTAGTATTTATATTTGCTGGGAATGTTATACCATCCACACCAAATCTATTTTTGATTACATGCACCCTACCAGTGTTAGCAATCTTATCCTCTACCTTACGACTTACAGACATAACAAAGTCAGCAGTCATCACCTTACTATAGTCCTCTGATACCTTACTAGCATCTATAACATCCTCTTCTAGCGAACTTCGGTTTGCCTGTGATGCTGTCCATACTGGTATATCAAACTCACCAGCCATACCACGAAGATTCTCATATGTTTCACCAGTTGCGTGTCTTTTCTCTTTATAGAATGTGGTTGGTTTTAGGATATCAGCATAATCAACTATGACAGCATCAGGTTTGATTTCTTGTATCTCCATCTGTTTGAGATGAGCTGCTAGTGTATTTACTGTAGCAGAACGGGTGGGATAATATTTTATTATCAACTTGCCCTCTAACCCATCAATAACTTTCTGTACATCATCTTGATAGTATTTTATATTAGCGGTTGGTGTTCCACTAAATACTGTATCATATCTAAGTCCAACATAAGACTCATTCAACTCTAATGTATAATGAACTACAGTCTTACCTTGTCTCACTAAATGAGCACCCAAAGATTGTAAACACCAAGTCTTACCAATACCAGCAGGTGCAACTAATACACCTAATTCTCCACCACTAAGACCACCATCCATAACATTAGTTATTGAATCCCAAGGTGTGGGTAAAGTATTTCTTACTGATGATGTAAGCCTATCTTCCAATGATATAATATAATCATGTCCTAAATCTCTTTCACTTCCAGCCTTCATAGCACCATCGATTAGAATCTTTATCTCATCATATTTTTTCTGTTCCAATAAATCTACTGATTCCATAATGGAGTTTTTGATAACCTGATTCTTACAGAACCCTAATGTTTCTTCTTTCACAAACTCTAAATCAGTAGCCTCAATATTTCTCCAAGCTTCTTTTAGATTTTCTACCACAGATACTTTTAGAATCTCATCATCCATCTGATTGATTTTTATTTTTAGAACTTCCAATGTAGGAGCTTTTCTATACTCCATAAAGTACTTCGCTATTTGCTTAGTGAGCCACTTATTAGCGTCTGAATCAAAAAACTCAGGTTCTAATATGTCATTGATTGTTTGTATAAATTTATTGTCCGATAAAAGTGATGATATTATTTTGGCCTGAAATGTAGGACCAAACTGATTAAAATTTTCACTCGCCATATAATTCTTTTATTTGTTTTTCTTTTAGTTCCATTTGTCTTTTTTTACGATAGCGTTCTCTAGCCTTTGCTTGGAGAACTGCTCTATTCCTTTTATAGTAGTCCATAGACCACTTTCTCTGAGCCTCTTTTCTTTCTTCTTCTGAGTTGTATTTTCTACGCCTTCCCATCCGATTTTCCTGCCATCTCATTTAGCTTACCAAAACATTGAATCAACCAACTATCCATATTAGGTAATGCTGCAAACAACCTGTCCTCAATAAAACTCTTCTGAAACTTTAGTTTATTTAGTCTGTTTATTGGTTCTCTAACCTTATCCATTATTTTAGTTTTAGCAGAAGTGCTAATATCCACCTCATCCAGCTGCATGAGACTATAATTCCTATTCAATAACTCCTCATTCTCTTTGAGCTTTTCATCCTCATCGATAATGTCACGTACCGTAAGTATATTGTCTTCGAGCAAAAGTGGTAATTTTTTTTGAATAGTTTTCAATCCCCAACCACGAACTCCATCTATGTTATCAGACTTATCTCCATCGATTGACCTGTAGACAGCGAAGTTATGAGATG